TCAGCGCAGTAGAGGCAAGTCCTCTCTGGCTGCTCTTTGTGAGCAGATCCCCGTAGCTTTTACCGGCACCGACCTGTTCACCTTCCAGATGGACAATGAGGTTGCGCTGATCGGCGAAGGTGAGGAAAAGGGCCACGGCGGTATCGCGGTTGCACCTGTCAAGGTAGTGCCCGTCAAGATCGAATACGGTGCCCGCGTCACCGACGAGTTTATGACCGCTTCTGACGAAAAGAAGCTGGAAATTCTCAAGGCATTCAATGAGGGTTTCGCAAAGAAGGCAGCCCGTGGCCTGGATATCATGGCCATGCACGGCGTGAATCCCCGCACCGGCGAGGCATCCAACCTGATCAAGTACTATTTCGACAAGAACACCACCAATACCATTGCATTTGATGCAGCTGCCTGCGATGACAACGTGGATGACGCTGTGGAGAAGATCGGTGATTACGATGTCACCGGCATTGCAATGGCAAAGTCTTTTGCTTCCGCTCTGGGCAAGCTGGAAGGCACCAACGGTGCAAAGCTCTATCCTGAACTGAAGTGGGGCGGCCAGCCCAAGGCCGTTAACGGTGTAGCAGCCAGCGTCAACAGCACCGTTTCCTTTGGTGAGTCCAAGGATATGGCCATTATTGGCGACTTCGCAAACATGTTTAAGTGGGGCTATGCGAAGGATGTGAAGATGATCGTGATTCCTTACGGTGATCCTGACAACACCGGTAAGGATCTGGCGGGTCATAATCAGGTCTATATCCGTGCCGAGGCATACATCGGCTGGGCAATTCTGGATGAGAATGCATTCTCCCGCGTGATTGTCGAGTAAATCGGCGTAAAGGTCAGGTGGGAATATGGAACCTTTTGCAACGTTAGATGATCTAATCGCCTTGTGGCGTAGGCCAAGGGGCGAAGAGGGTTACCGCTGCGAGGAGCTGCTGAAACTGGTCTCTGACTGCCTGCGTGCAGAAGCGGAAAAGGTTGGAAAAAACCTGGATGAAATCGTGGCCAAGAATGCTTATATGGCCTCCGTTGCCAAATCTGTGACCGTTGATGTGGTTGCCAGAACGCTGATGACCTCCACCGACCAGGAACCCATGACGCAGATGTCCCAGAGCGCCGGAGGCTATAGTGCCTCCGGCACATTCCTGGTGCCGGGCGGTGGATTGTTTATCAAGCGTTCCGAGCTTGCCAGACTTGGCCTGCGCCGGCAGAAGGCAGGAGGTTGTGATATCTATGGCTTCTCTGATTAAGGGAATCACCGTCATTCTCTACGAACCAACAAAAACAGGAGAAGACGGATTCCATAGACCGAAATACGCGGAACTGCCTGTTAAGGTAGATAATGTTCTGGTTACTCCGATGTCTACAGAAGATATCGTGGCGGAGCTGCAGCTGAGCGGGAAAAAGGCCGTCTATGAGCTGAGCATACCAAAAGAAGACACCAACATTTGGGAAGACAGGACCGTGGAATTTTTTGGGCATAAGTGGAAGACCTTCGGCTGCTGTCAGAAGTACATCACCCAAAATGTCCCGCTTGATTGGGACAGAAAGATTCGGGTGGAACGCTATGGCTAAAGTAATCGTGGAACTGAACAGCGCAGGAATCCGGGAACTGCTGAAATCCCAGGAAATCGCAAACGTTTGCGAATCTGAGGCCGCCAAAATGACAGCGGCCAGCGGTGTCAAATATACGGCGGATGTCTATGTAGGTCGCACCCGCGTTAATGCAAAGGCAGTCAGGAGGGCCGACAATGATTGAAAAGATAATTCTTGATTATGTGTCGGCCAGGCTTTCCGTGCCTGTGGATATGGAGGTGCCTGCTGACCCTGAAAATAGTTATGTGGTACTGAAACGATCCGGAAGAGGCCGGGAGAATGGCCTGGAAGCATCCAACCTGATAACCGATGCCTACGCACAGAGCCTTGAGGAAGCGGCAATGCTCAATGAGCAGGTCAAGGCCGTGCTGGATGAGCTGGACACTCTGGACGAAATCAGCAGCGCAGAGCTGGCCGCAGACTACCCGTTAACAGATACCGCAAGCAAGCGGTACCGCTATCAGGCGGTATACGAAATTTATCATTACTGAAAGGAACTATGAAATGGCTACTGTAACTGTAAGCGCAAAGCGGGTAACCGCAGCGAAGCCTAAGAAGGGCGGCGCCGCCTTCCGTGCGCCGGTGGGCACCACCCTGCCCAAGGATACCACCACAGCACTTGAGACAGCCTTTAAGGCTCTGGGCTATATCTCTGAGGACGGTGTTACCAACAATAACAGCCCTTCTTTTGAGAGCGCAAAGGCCTGGGGCGGCGATGAAGTGCTGCACTATCAGACTGAGAAGCCTGATACTTTTAAGTTTGTCATGATCGAGGCCTTGAACACCGAAGTGCTGAAAACCGTATACGGTGACGGTAAGGTGGAAGGTGACCTGGTGACCGGCATCTCCGTGAAGGTATCTGCAGAGGAACTGGAACCCAGTGCCTGGGTCATCGATATGACCATGAAGGGCGGCGCAGCGAAGCGTATCGTAATTCCTTGCGGTGCCATCACTGCCATCGATGAGATCGTATACAAGGGCAACCAGGCGGTTGGCTACGGCATCACGATTTCCGCAGAGCCTGATGATGATGGCAACTACCATTATGAGTATATCAAGGCTGCGGCAACCGCCAATGCAGGTTAAGGAGGAATGACCTATGATCAGAGGTAAGACAAGATCCGGCTTTGCATTTGAACTGGAAGATCATGTGCTGGACAGCATGGAACTGCTGGACACCATCATGGAAGCGGATGAGAATCCCGCTGCAATCTCCAAGGTCGTAAAGATGATCCTGCCCGCTGAGCAGCGGAAGAAGCTCTATGACCACCTGCGTACCGAAAAGGGCAACGTGCCTATTATGGCAGTTGCGCAGGAAGTGGCGGAGATCTTCAGCAGCAATCAGCAGGGAAAAAACTGATTGCCCTCGCCGGCATGCTCTCCGCGGATCGGGATGCGCTGATCTGCGATCTGGCGGAAGTATATGGAATATTTGACCATAAAGCGTTGCCGGTATCTTTACTGGCAACGCTTTCTGTCGGTTTGAGGGAAGATTCACGCATAAAGCAAAAGCTTTCCGGGATGCATCTGTCCAGAATGGAGCAGCTGATGGCTGCTACTGTGGACAGGCTTTCCATGCTGGTCTGGATGAACAGTGAAGACGGAAGAAAGGGAGAAAACCGTCCCACTTCTGTCTTGGGAGTCCTTATGGGAGAAGAGCCGGAAGAAAAGCCGGTGGAAGGCTTTGAAACAGCGGAAGAATTTGAGGCCGAATGGGCAAAGAGAACGGGGGTGAGCCATGGCAGGTAGTATTGCGAAAGCCTATGTGCAGGTGATCCCTTCAGCGAAAGGTATCAAAGGAAAACTTTCCGGTATGCTGGGCGGTGAGGCCGGAGCAGCAGGCAACAATGCGGGTAGCTCATTTGCATCCAATCTGCTCAGTAAGGCCAAGGGCCTGATCATAGCCGGTGGCATTGGAAAAATGCTGGGCGAATCGCTGCAGGCAGGCGGCGCACTCCAGCAAAGCCTGGGCGGTGTAGAAACGCTGTTTAAAGACAGCGCAGCCACCGTCATTGCCAATGCCGAAAAGGCATACAAGACCGCCGGCATGTCCGCCAACCAGTATATGGAGTCGGTAACCGGCTTCTCTGCGAGCCTTTTACAGGGCCTTGCAGGCGATACGGAAAAGGCTGCATCTGTGGCGGATATGGCCATGACCGACATGTCGGACAACGCCAACAAGATGGGCACCAGCATGGAGGCTATCCAGAACGCCTACCAGGGTTTTGCAAAGCAGAACTATACCATGCTGGATAACCTGAAGCTGGGCTATGGCGGCACCAAGACGGAAATGGAGCGCCTGCTGAAAGACGCCCAGAAGATCACCGGTGTTAAATACGACATCAGCAATCTGTCGGATGTCTATTCCGCAATCCATGTGATTCAGGGTGAGCTGGGCATCACAGGCACCACCGCCAAGGAAGCGGCAACCACTCTTTCCGGCTCCATGGCATCCATGAAGGCTGCCTTCAGTGATGTGCTGGCCAACCTCTCCCTGGGCCGTGATATCGGCCCTTCACTCACAGCTTTGGGAGAAACGGTCTTCACATTTCTGACGGGCAACCTGATCCCCATGGTGGGAAACATCCTGGGAACCCTGCCGGAAGTACTTAGCAGCGCCTTTTCCATGGCCATCCAGGGCCTTAACATGGCATCTGCAAATGCGGATGCTTTTCTGCAGGTAGGCATCGACCTGGTGACCGGCATCGGTACTGCAGTAATAACTGCTGCACCTTATCTGGCGGAAGCCGCCTTCAATTTGGTGGCATCCCTGGGAAATGCCATCAAGACTACCGACTGGGCGCAGCTGGCCACCAGTACCATCACGAGCCTGCGGGGCAGCCTGGATATCGCCGCAGGTGAGATTCTGGGTACTGACGGAGATATCGTAGGCTCCATGCTTACTGCCATTGCCTCCGGTCTGCCGGACATCCTGGCCACCGGCGGCGAAATGCTCAATACTCTGGTCAGCGGTATCGCATCTGCCTTGCCGGGTCTGACTGCCCAGGCGCTGCAGCTGCTGGTTTCTTTTGTGAATCAACTGCTGTCTGGTCTGCCGCAGGTGCTTGGCACAGGCAAGAGCATCCTTTTGAACCTGGTAGACGGAATAAAAACCGCATACCCCAGCATGCTTGCATCGGCGGGCGAAGCGATCGGAACTTTGCTGAAAGGCATCGTGCAGAGTCTGCCCAGCATCCTTGCTGCCGGATTTGACCTGGTTGTAACTTTGATTTCCGGTATCGGCAATGCCGCACCGGATCTGTACGCAGGAGCGGGGAAGCTGCTCCAGAATGTGGGAAAAGCCATCAAGGCCATCAACTGGAAGCAGTTGGGTAAGGACATCGTGAACGGCCTGATCAATGGTATCGGAGCCATGGGCAATGCCCTGTGGAATGCGGCAAAGAGTATTGCAAAATCTGCCCTTAACGCTATCAAGAGCGCACTGGGCATCGCTTCTCCCTCCAAGGTCATGCGTGACCAGGTCGGTAAGTGGATCCCTTCCGGTGTTGCGGTGGGTATTCAGGCCAACACCAAACCTCTGACTGATGCAGTCCATGATCTGTCCGGTCTGACCACAGAAACCCTGCAGACGGATCTGCAGCTGAACCAGACAGCACTCTCTATGCCGATGCAGTACACAAAGGCGGGGGCAGCTGAGCCGATGGCGGCAGATGCGGACAAACTGACGCAGATTCTGGAAGCAGTTATGGATGCAGAAGAGAGCAGCAGAGCAATGACCTTTGAAACGGTCAAAGTACTGCAGGAGATCCTTACGGCAATCGGAAATATTAAAATTGACGGGCAAAGCCTGTTCAAAATCGTATACCAAGCCAATAAGCGAAACATGCTTACATCGGGTGGCATGGGGTTTGCATATGACTGAGAGGTAAGGAATGAAAAGGAAATTCACAAATGACTTTCTGATCGATGATGCCCCTATGCTGGATCCGGATGAAGGTGTAGGCATAGACTTCTCAGACCTGCAAAGCGAGGCTTCAGGAAGAGATGAGAGCGGATGTATGCACAATATCATAATTCGCTCCGGAATCAAAACATGGTCGTTCGCTTATTCCTGGTTGACGGCAAAAGAGTATGCTTACATCCAGGGCCTTTTGAGCGGAAAGGCCAGATTCGCCTTTACCTTCAAGGATGAAGCAGGAGAATCCAAGAAAGTAAAGGCATACTGCAGAAAAAGAAGC